ATGTTTGTGGAACTCGTTTACGACAAACGCAATGTAGAGGGTCTACCGGGTGCAAGAAACATCATTCTTAACGAGCTGACAAAGCGCGTACACCGGATCTTTCCAGATGCCGAAGTGAGGGTTAAGCCGATGCAGGCTAACGCATTAAACAGTGACTGCACAAAGACTGAAAAGGAACGACTTAATCGTATGCTGGAAGAGATGTTCGAGGAGTCTGATATGTGGCTGGTGAACGAATGATGAGCATGGACAACATGATTATTGCCGGGGTAAGAATATATTTCCCGCCGGGCACTGATCTCCCTGTTCCAACACCTGAACTCAGGACATTTGCCATCGTCAGCAAAGACCTGCCTGGACATCTGGTGCTTGAGTACAAAAACAGGCAGTGGGTTCCTGTACTGACCCGGCTTTTTGATGATTCAGCACATGCCATTTCAGCTATCACCAGCCTGAGTAAAAAGACGTGGCATTAATACCAGTTTCAGATAAAACACATTGATCCGTTATGCCGGGCAGATACAATCCGCGGCGGCTGGCAACCATTCTATATTCGCACTATCGAACGATCGTCAGCCAGCCGCACCAGTGTCTTGCATACGCTCTGATGCGGCAATTTACCGCTCTCCTGCTGGAAATTTTTTATAGAGCGTGCATACAGCCACATCATAAATTATCGCGACTTGCTTTCTGTCTACGACACTCACAAATGATAACCCCTATAACCCCAAAAAATATTGACACCACCTCACCGAAGGGTTACTATAACCCCATCAAGACAATACAGAGAGCCGGAGGATGGATAGCAGGAATGCAATAGCAATGATAGAAGCCGATGGGTGGTATCTGGTGAGAGTAAAAGGCAGTCACCACCAGTTCAAACACCCAACGAAGAAAGGGCTGGTAACGGTGAAACATCCACAAAAGGACATACCGCTACCAACACTGAAAAGCATCAAAAAACAGGCGGGGCTTTAAGCCCCACCTACTGGAGGTTTTAATGTTATATCCCATTGCTATTGATAAAGGCGATTCATCTTTCGGCGTTCGCGTACCGGATATTCCCGGCTGTTTTTCTGGTGGTGATAACTACCAGGACGCAATCGAGAGTGTACGTGAAGCGATCGACGCACATATAGAATTACTGGTGGAAGATGGCGAAGCAGTACCTGAAGCCACTAGTGTGGAAAACTGGCTGGACGATCCTGACTATGCTGGTGTGGTATGGGCGCTGGTGGATGTGGATGTTACGCGATTGATGGGGAAAGCTGAAAAAATCAATGTTACTCTTCCCTCTTTACTGATCCGACGTATCGACCAGTTTGTCGCTGCACACCCTGAGTACGGTAGCCGCTCCGGCTTTCTGTCCCGTGTGGCGGCTGATAAGGTGATAGGACGAGAAAAACGATAAGCCTCGCAAGAGGCTTTATGCGTAGTAAATCCAGTATAAAATAAGGACATCTTCTCAATGACTGCCCCTTTCTTGTTAAGCGTTATAATCCCTTGCTACAACTGCCAGGATTATATTTATGAATGCTTGCAATCTGTATACAGCCAAATCGATGATAGTGTTGAAATCATTGTAATCAATGATGGTTCAACAGATAATTCTCTTAAAGAGATAGAACTATTTATAAACAAAAGCAAAAAGAACACTATTAAATTAATCACTCAAATAAACCAAGGGGTATCCGCTGCCAGAAACACAGGTATCGACGCATCCTCCGGGAAATATTTGGCATTTCTGGACGGAGATGACCTTTGGGACTCATCCTTCTGGGAAAAAATCAGACCGACACTAGAACTCAATGATGTTGATTTAGTTGAGTTTAACGCGAACAGATTTTACGATGGATGTAAGGAAAAAATAACACCTGTATCAATCGTATCAGCAAACGAACTTTTAACAATAAATTCAGTAAGTGACTTGCGAGAAACATTTTTAAAAAGCGAATGGTTCCCTTGGGCCAGAGTTTACAAAAGGTTTCTATTCGATACATTGCGATTTCCAGTTGGCAGACATTACGAAGATATAGCCCTAATACCAAAGACATATCTTTCATCAAAAAGGGTCAAACGCATGACCGATGCGCTTGTTTTATATCGAGTCAGACAGGAAAGTATAACTAACACCCCAAAGAAAGGTGATATCGATGACATAGTATACGCTTTGGGGGTTTTTAACGAATTACTTAACACAAAATGTAAGGGCGAGATTGAAACTATAGCCCCCTCTGTCCACTTGACATTTAGTCTGGCAAGAAGAATAAGTTCAAGTGTTCATGGCTATTGCTCCTTTAACAAAGATCAAATTCACGATATAAAGAAAGCGATCAATCCATTTCTAAGCACACAAAAAACGAGCAAGAAAATTAAATTCTTTTTTATTCGAGAATATTGCCTTATAAAAAAAATCAAATATAAGTTTAGAACTTATAGGGAAAAATCATAAAAACGCGCTGCCTATGATTGGCAGCTTTTCTAACAGTATCCGACATATCCCCAAGCCCAAAACGCATAATGACCCCGTGCGCCAATATCTCATCAGGCTGGTTGTTCATGCCACTTAATATCCGGTGCGTCATCTGGAATGATGCGATTAATTAATACGCGATACTTTTTCCACTCAACCAAAAGAGCAGATTCTTCTTCTGTTGCGATACCAAGATCAACAGCATCCTGTAAAGGTGCAATTTTTGATGATGCCAGAGCCAGAAGGCTCTCTTTCTGCTGTGTAGCCTGAGCTACCAGTGCCAGTTTTTCTGCCTCTGCATCATGCACCCATGCTTTACCATCCCACTTAACATACGAGCCATCCGGGGCAACTGAAACAACACCATCAGGCAGATTGCCCAGCTTGTTAATTGCGATGGCCTGCCCTGTGTGGATGTCGTAAACGGTTTTTCCTCGGTGGTCTTCGACAAGCCCCCATTTACCTGTTTGATCGTCGAACACGGCAACGAAGCCATCCGGCACATCAGGCGGGGCAATATTAGTGCAATATGCAGGTAAACCCGTATGCGCCGGGATGAAGCCATCACCTTTACCGGTAAATTCGTTTGTATCTGCGGAAAGGTTATAGATGGTAATAATCCGGTCTGAATCAGTCATTTCAAAAGCCATTATGCAAGCCTCACGATGTAATTAAGTGCAATATTCTTCACGGTGTTTTCTGCGTTACCTGATGCAGCAACTGTGATTGAGTGAGTATGCGCCCCCAAGGTAACATTATGCGAGTGTGCGCCAATACCCACTGAATGGGCATGAGCGCCGATACCAACAGTATGGGAATGCGCGCCAGAAGAAGACGTAGTTATGGTCGCGGTGTTAATTCCCATTTCATAAGCACCATTGGCTGGTGCGTTTTTCCACTCAAATTTTGGACCTTTGAATGTATGGGTGTGCGCTCCCGTGCTGTTAGTGGTTTTCGTACCATAGTCAAAAGATGACGATGTTTTAGTACCGTAATCAAATGATGTTGTCGCTTTTGTCCCAAGGTCAGTGTTTGCTGCGGAAGCTGAGTGGTTGTGCGACTTAATGCCGTCCTGCTCGAAGGACAACACGGCACGACCGCTGGCAGGTTTACCCTTGATGGTTTGCCCGCGCATATCGGGAATAACGCCTGATGGATACGCAGCCCCAAGCAACGGATACGCATTCTTATCAAACGTTTGCCCCTGCATTAACGCATAACCTGCAGGAGTCACGTCTGACGGCCAAGGGATGGGGGCACCAACTGGATACGATTCAACTGGTTTGTTAGCAGTGTTATAATCAATGTCCCACCCAACGGTGACTGTTGGCCCCGCGTTCCAATCCTGGCGATAAGCTACCTCACCATGATGGGCATAATAATGCTGAAGCCATGTATTTTCAGAAACGACAACAAATACATAACCATAGCCGTATAAGTAGTTTCCATTCGGGTATTTAGGAAAGTCAGAAACAGTAGCCGTATTTACAACTGCAACACGATACCACCCTGTTTCATTAGCTGAAGCCATTGTCTGACCATCGCGAATAACCCCGCGAACTTCGACTGGAACGCGACCATTAGCATTATCATTCGCCGCTTTTACTGCGGCCGGAGTTGCTGCCTGAGTCTCGCTGGTGCTGTTCGTCGCGCTGTTAAGCTGGACAAGCCCTTTTTGTTTTGTCGTCGCATCAACAACGCCGATCGATTCCCGTGACGCCTTCTGTGCTGCTGCCCCCCGCGCTTTAATTTCTTTCAGGTTCTGGTCAATGCGCAGAAACAGCCCGTCTCCCGTCGCAACCTCTAAAGTGATATTTGATGTGTCGGATACAGCTAGGCGAAACTGCATGTTCACACTGACGCCACCTACCGGCTTATCGATCGTCGGGCAGTTCGCCACAGCATAAAGCTCACCGGCATCAGTCAGCAGCCCCACTTCCCGGACAGTAAAGCCTCCTGCGTCCGTTGGCAGCACAATTTTAGCCATTAACTGGTTTGACTGTTCGGGAGAAACAACCAGTTCTGCAATACTGCCCCGGTATGTTTCATTCACCAGCCGGGTTTGCGCCGGGTTGGGCTTAACCAGTTTGCCGTTGCCGTCACCCACCACAAACCAGGACAGAACGATAACAGTGCCGCTGGCCAGCGCTTCCGCTTCCAGCTCTTTACCACGGTTTGTGATAACAGAATAGTAATCAGCCATGTGTTTCCTCGGCAAAAATATCTACATCGATATGTGCTGTCGTCGCACCCGAAATATAAAACGAACCATCCATACCTATATTTGCGATCACATCAATCCTGCTCAGGTAGCTGCGCAGGTTTTTTGCCCGGTCCGTCAGTTGCCGGATCTGGTAATAAAGGGCATCGCTCACCCCCTGATTGCTGTGAACTTCAACCCTGAACGTGTACGGTGCCGCGCGCGGTGTATCCTCCCACCACTCCACAACCGTGGTCGGGAGATTTATGGCGCCCAGCGAGCGGCGAACCGCTCCCGCTGTTCCCCTGTGCTGGTGAACGTAGGGAGCGTCTTTTATCACCTGGCGTTTCTGCGCCTCCGTCCAGCTGTCATCCCAGAAATCAACGGCACTTTCCCACGCAAGCCACGGAAGAAGATGCGCCGGACAGTCGTCAGCATTCTTTACCTTGCGCACCATGTCGGTATCCAGCGCAGCAATCTGTTCCGTTGTGGCCTGTTCCTGTGCTCTTTCTTCCCTGAAGGCGCCAGGCGGCAGCAGGGAACGAAATTTATCAGCCATTGCCGTTTCCCTCTTCTCGCGTAACGTTAATCGCGGTACACCACGGTGCCTTACCGGCTTCAGCCTCCAGATCTGCGACCGGGGAAATCAGTTTCACCCTGACAACACCGGACTGTTGCAGCGCGGCATAGATTGCTGAAAGCGGGACGACGGCTTTTATTCGGTGAGAAAGGATGGTGTAGGCCCGCAAAACATCAGTCGCATTCTTCAAAACAGTCTGCGCGTCAGGGCCGTCCGGTATTTCAAGTTCGGCAGTCACTGCATACCTGACGATCTCCGCACTTTTAACGGTCACAAAGTCAGTCAGCGGCCGGACTTCATCAGCGCTCAGATTGCTCCTGACAGCATCCAGCAATGTTTCCCCCGCCGTGCCGTCTCCTGTTCGCGACAGAACGTACACATCCACTTCACCGGGACGGTTGTGGGTATCCGGCCCGTAGGCATCCGCGTCCAGCACATCGGTGTCCGCTGATTTGGCATGAAAGCGGTAAGCGTTTCGCGCGCCGGCAGTGTTAAGCTGCGCCCAGGAAAGCTGGATACGCTCACGAAAGGCATTGTCATCCTCCAGAACCGGATCCACGGGAGGAACGGCATTCGGATCACCAGGATCAATAACAAGCCGTTTAACATTGAATGCCGCGCCGAGTTGATCAAGATCGTCTTTTTTTGCGCTGGCCAGGAATACTGCCCGGACTGCGTCATTGACACGCTGAAAAGCCAGCGTTAACTGGTAGGCTGTCACCTCTCCCTGTTTGTATGCCGGATCAGACTCCACCAGCGCATCAAACTCACTGTCCAGCTCCCGCAGTCGCGCCAGCCAGCGGGAAAAAATCTCCGAGGCATCCGGCACCACAATGGCATCCGGTACGGCCAGTTCGGACAGGTTGATCACGTCATAGCTGCTTGCCATAAATAGGTATGCCTCCGGTGCTCATCGGTAAATTGGTTTCCTTGTTGATCCCCTCGATATCCAGCACAAAGCCGGACTCACCTTCAGGAAAAGAGACAAGTACGCGCGTCACCTTCAGTCTGGTTTCCCAGCGGGCCAGCGCTGTCGCTGATGCAGCAATTATCCGCAGACGCGTCAGGTCATCCCGGGGGTTATCCACCAGCGAAAAGAGATCGCTGCCGTAGTCTCGTACCAGAACGCGGCTTCCGACGGGAGTGGTCAGTATGTCGCTGACGGACTGGCGCAAATGATCAGCGCCGGACAGGCGTTTTCCTGTCCGGTTGTTTACACCGTTCATGATTAAATTCCGTTATGGAACCGCCTGGCGGCGGGAGGGTTAACCGAAATAATCCGGGCCGTTCTTATCTTTGCCGGATTTTTTCGCAGATTTTGCGGGCCTGCGAATATCAACGACCAGGTTATACGTGTAACTGAACCCTGCGGGCGTCAGTGAAAAAACGAGTGATTCAACAACCCAGTTGCGATCTTCGCGGGAACCAAAGCCGGATGTCGTCACTCCGGCTTCGGCAGTTAGCGGAACATGCTTCGGTCGGCAGGGGCCTGTCACCGTCATTTTCTGTTCATTCCGCCCGGCCTGTGTCTTTCTGGCTTTTGCCTGCTGTTCGGCGGTGTTCTTCTCTGCCTGGGTATACGGGTTAGTCATTGCCGGGCCGTCATGTTCAACGGAGACTGTTTTTGTTTTTCCATCCGCTTCGTCGTAGTAACGAACACCTATTTTCTTTTCAGCCTTTCCCCCGCTGCCGGTGGCTTTTCCCGTGGAGCTGCCGCGCTGTCCTTCACTGTAGGACCAGTTCGACACTTCATCCGGTGTGACAGTGATCCCTCCGGTTTGTTTCCCGGAAACCGTAGCTGTTGTCCCCTGCTGTAAAAAAAGCCAGTAACCGCCAGACGGTTTACTCACCGCATTGTAAGTACGGGCGAGACGGGACAGCAGATTCGCGTCGGATTCAGCAACCTGATCAATATGATCAATATGTATATCAGCAAGCCCGGCGGCAACTTTCGGGATAAGGCCATTATCCCTCGCAACCGTTTTGACAAGATCGGCCAGGCGCAGATTATCCCAGCTCCGCGTTTTCTGGCCTGTCACATCACCCGGTTGCTTCTGCGCATTCATCGGCGCAGCGGTTGCATAAATCTCGATTCGTCTTGGCGGCCCACTGCTGGCGACACCGCTGACAACAAACCAGCCCTTGTCCACCAGATGATTGTTAAAACCCAGCGCCGCCTGCAGCCTGGCCCCCTTCGTCGGGAGGGCCAGCGTTTCAGACAGTAATGTAATTTTCAGCTCATCGGCTTTCGCGGTGGCGCCACCATAATCCGTCAGCGTCAGCTCCGCCAGACTCTGCTGCAGCGCGTGGGTAATATCCCTTCCTTCTGCCTTAATACTGAATGCCGGAGCATATTCAGGCGATGTAATCTGATTAGCCATATTAATCCCACAAACTAAAAGGCGAATCCTCAACGGGCAGCGCCAGATCAGGCAGGGTGATAAGCAGGCCGGAAGGGTAAACCGCCCCGTAATCCGCCAGCCCCTGATTTGCCTCCAGAACCTGTGTTACTGAATAAGAGAGGTTTTCAGTGCCATAATGCAAAGCGCAAATGGCATCCAGGACGTCACCGTCACGGGTTTGATATATCGTCGGCATAATGTTTTAACGTCATGGTCCAGTTTTTATTACGATGGCCCCCACCGGGCAGAAAGCGGTTCGTTGTATCCGAAAAGTCAGTCACTACCCACCACCCGAGCACATCCCCTTCACCGCTGACCAGTTGCTGGGGTCTGGCCATGTCAGCAAGATCAAAAAGGTCATTTACCGCATCCACGCCTTTTCGAAAAAAAGCGTGTGCCTGTCCTTCAAGTTTTACAGTCCGTCCGGGCTTGCCGGTGTACTGGAGCAGATCCTGGTTCCCAATCCGTTCCTGCTCACTCCACCGCCAGCTGGCTTCGCGTGTAAGCTGGTTATATGCGGTGGTATCAATCGAAAAGGCAAAATCCCCCAGCATCATCATGACACTGGCCTGCCGGGCGCCGCGCTGCGCGCCCGCCTGCCGCTGACCGGATTCTTCAATCAATGGAATGATTTCACTCACCAGATAAGCCCTCCATCAGTCAGGCTGTTATCACCGTTAAATGCAGAATTATTTTTGGTTACGGCTGACACCTCATCCGCAATGGCTTTCTCATCCTGGCCCGGCGCTGCATTGATTTCGAACCGGTACTCAAATTTCCGGTTGTCGGTGATCTGCCGGGATGGCTGTTTATCCAGGCTGTCTATCCTCTGCAGCAGCGCGTCCCAGTATCCGGCATCACTGGTTGCCCGCGCCGGATCACCGGATACATCAGGTCTCCTTGCGGATGGTAGCGAGTACCTGCCCGGATCGCTGGCGCTGCCATGCCCCCCGTTGTCCGACGGTTCAGACACACCAGCCACGGGTAACTGAAACTTATCCCAGGCGCTGGTATTCTCCCGGGTATCACCAGCCTGGGATGCCCGCTCACGATTCTGCTGTAGGGCGGCATCCCAGTTCAGAAGCGTCCCGCTGCTGTCAGGAGTAAGGTACTTATCCAGTGATTTATTGAAGGTTTCATCGTCGTTTTTGATAAATCCCCTGGTGCCGATATACGCATTTTTCACTTCATCGGGCAGATTCGGGTTGTCAGCCAGCGTCTGCTCAAACCACTCTCCCTGTCCCTTTCTCTGAGCGGTCATTCGTGCGATATCAACCGATCCGGTCATTGCCAGAGATTTAAGCACCTCTTTCTGGTCAGAAGAACTGTCGGGCAGCAGCCATGAAAACTTTTTAGCCAGCGCATAAATAATTTTGCCGACAAAAACGACGCCCTGACCGAAAGACAGGACGCCCGGATACAGATCATTACGCAGAAAAGTAACAATGCGTTTTATCCCGCCGCCTTTAAACCAGTCGGCAAGATCATCCGTCAGGCGCCGTACATCCGGGGCCAGCTCATTACCCAGTTGCCCGGATATTTCAGCAACAGCGGAGGAGAACACAGTACGCAGGTTACTGATGGCCTGATGCCCTGCAATCGCACCCTCTGCCCCTTCTTTTGTGACAAGGTTATAGCGGCGCTGCTCATCCATCAGTTCACGATAACTTCTGCCGGACTGTTTGATGAGCATCAGCAGTTTGCTGGCTTCTCCTCCGAAAAGGGAATCCAGCGCAAAAGAGGCTTTTGACTCATCCTCCAGGCTGAGCGCGCGCTCAACAATTTTATTGAACTGCGCCATATCACTGAGTCCGGCAAAATCACCGGCTTTGAAGCCCAGCGTTTCAAAAGCATCCTGCAGCGAACCCTGCTTACCGTTCTGCTTATACTCACCGGCTTTATGCAGATACTCTTCGAACAGATCGCCAATGTTTTCCCCGTTCATATCGTACTGTTTTGCCAGCGTGTCCCAGGCATTAAACGTGGTGACATCCACACCGTAGCTTTTTGCCACATTCGCGCGCTGGGCGGTTTCTGCATTGGTGGCTGCCGGGGCGATAAGCGTACCAAGCGCGGAGGCCACCACACCGCCGCCGCCAATCGCCAGCCCCGGCCCGACCATCCCACCCAGTTGCCCGGCGATCCCCAGCCCGCGCCGGAACAGCCCCTTGCCAGCGCTCTTGAATGACTGTATGCGCTGCGCTTTCTGCAACTGTGCATTCAGTTTCTGCTGTTCAGTCTCTGTTTTCCTGATCTCCCTGGACACTTCCGAATAACGCCGTTTCAGATCGCCCAGGCTTTCCCCCGCCAGCTTTGCGCGTTTAATCTCCGCAGCCAGCTTTGTCTGGTCCTTTGTCAGCCGTTCAGACTGCCTGCCGATATCCTTCAGGCTTTTCTGCAGGCCGTTTGCCGAACGGCTCCAGGAACTGTCGATGTTACCGCCGAAAGTAATAACGGCCTTAAGGTTCTGGCTTATTCCGGCCACGGTTCATTACCTCCAGTTCATCAGTCAGAAAATCGGTAAAAGTGCTGAACGGCATATCAAGATAATCCGCTATCGGAAAATGCAGACGCCGCCCGAGAAACCTTACTGCCCGGAGAAGTCCTCTTTCGGTCGCTTCGCGGGCGGGAGCATAAAAACGTTAAATGTGTCCAGCAGTTGTGCATAATCCGCCGCTGTCAGTTGCCAGATATCCCGTTCGCTGAGGTTGCAGAGCAGAGCGATCATGCGGGCTTCTTTTTCTTCTTCATTGCCACGATCCTTTGCATGAGCGATACGGTCACGAACAAGTGGCTCACGCATTGTCACTTCATCAAGTACCGCGCCCCCCTCAAGCGTGACGGGGGAGAACAGTTTGATTACACGGGTTTCACCGGGAATACTCATAAATAACTCCATAAAAAAACGGCCCGCAGGCCGTTATTGTAAAAAGGGGAATCAGAGGCGAACTTTTGCGGCCAGGCCGGACAGGACATCCACACCATTGACACGACGCGCAAAACGCTCGGTATCAATGGCAAAAAGCTCCCGGCCTTCCAGCGACTGCCGGTAATAATTCACGGCAATATCCACCGTAACGGCATTTTCAGACAGGTTCTCTTTTCCACGGGCATCCGGTGTGACGGTCTGGACAAAACCTTCAATTTCCTCAACCGTCCCCCGCGCTGTACCATTGCCCAGATACCCCTGATAGGCCGTAAACCGGGAACGGCTGCCGCTGACAAAACCGAAGCTGGCAAGCATGTCAGCATCAATGCCATAGAATTTGACCTGGCAGGTAAGCGCCTCCATACCGTCATCCACCGGAGTGGGAGCGTCCTGGGCGCCGGTACGCAGATCTGTTTTAACAACAGCCAGAGACGGCGGCGTAAATTCATGCGCCCCCTGGATACGAATCCCCTGCCGGAAGAAGGTCCAGACGCGTAATGTATTTTTATCGCTCATGCTGCAAGCATCTCCTCAAGCGCATAGTTGTTGTTCACCCGGACACGCAGGCTGATGAGTTCAGTCGGCGATTTCGGCCCGAAATCGTAGTTGATGTACAGGACACCCGCAGCCATGCTTTCTGCGGTGTTCAGCTCTTCATCCAGCCAGGCCCGCCCGCCGAAAATGGCCCTCAGTCCCACAAGCTGGCGCATATAAGCATTGATGGTGCCTATAATGTCGTCCGCGTTCTCACGATCAAGAGGGCGGTCCACATACTCCAGCATGGCTTCCTGGATGCTGTCCTCAATCACATCCGCTGTACGTCGGACGGATTCAAAACGCCATTGTGGATCGGTCGCGCACAGCCGGTTCCCCCAGTGTTTAAACCCGGCACGGCGAATAATGGTGGAAACGTTCTGCATATTGAGCAGGTTGGCATCACAGTTCTCTTCGCCAAGAATAAATTCATCCACCTGTTCAACGCCCAGGATGTTGTAGATCTCCTGGTTGGATTTACTCCACCACCAGCCTTTTTCGTAATCGATTCTGGCGCGCAACCCGGCGGCAAAGGCAGAATAAGGACGGTACACCAGCTGGCCGTCAGCGTTACTGACCTGGACGCGCGGTCGCAGCAATTCTGTCCGTGCGCCATAGGACTGGCGGCGCTGCACCACTTCCTGCAGGGTTGCGCCGGAAGCACAGTCCACATAAGCGATCGCCCGGAGTTTTCCGGCGACGGTCTCCAGCGCTTTCCCCGCCGCATCGTCTTCACTGAAACCTGGCGCAATCACAATACGCGGCTGATACGTGGTGACAGATTTCGCTGATGACAGCAGCCCGATCCCCTTCAGGACTGCCGCGCGCTGTTTAGTTTCCTCACTCTCCTGCGCAACACGCACAACCACCGTCAGCGCATTACGCTGATCGTTGATATCGGTCAGGGCCTGTTTCAGCGTCCCGTTATCACCGAGGCGGGATAACAGCGTGGTCCCGACGACCGCCACAGGCGTGTTGAGCGGAAAAGGTTCATCCTCGCCGCCGGATAGCTGGAGGATGAATGGCGAAACAAGCCCGCCTCCGGCGCCTGCTGCCTTTACCTTTCCTCCTTCAGCCTCATTGACGACCCCGGCCACCTCTGCGGGTGTGGCGGTAATGACGCCATTTTCATCGCAGCCCAGCGTGATCTTCAGGGTAAGCGACTCCGGGTCCCAGACCGCAGATGTCCCGACGGCAACCGGATTTTCTGCATCCGTCTGTCCGGCCACCGCTTCAACATTGATAATATTCCCGCCCCGCCCCTTCAGGGTTGCGGTGAAGTCGAGAACGTTATCCAGAATCGGCGTGCCGGATGACCCCGAAGCCGCTGTTCCGTCAGACGCGTCCGGGGCGGTTCCCACAAGGCCAATGATGGCCGTCTGAATCGTCGTGACAGCAACGGTTCCCGATGTCAGTTCAATTGTTTCAACACCATGTAACTGAGCCATGTTTTATCTCCAGGCATAAAAAAACCTGCCGAAGCAGGTCACATTTTCTGATTAGTTTTTCCCGTGGTCCCGCCGCTGTCGCCGGGGTGATCATGGTCGTTAAAGGTCTCGCGGATTTTGCTCATACTGCCGGCTTTATCAGTGATCTCCTTCGTGGCACCGATATTTCCGCTCACATTCGTGTCGGCGTTGATCTGCGTTTTACCCTGGACGGTGAGGGTGTCAGTGATTTCAACCGGGCCATCCAGCGTCCCTTTCCCGACGATGGTGTATGTGCCGCCCGCTGCCAGGGTGATCGTCAGGGCATGCGCCGCGCGGTCGTACCGGATCTCAGTACCGTCGCCGTAGCGGGTGATATGCTCACTTTCGCTGCCTCCCGGTACTGGCATCGCGCCGGTATTCCAGCCCGGATACACGCGCCCGTTGTTCAGCTCACCGGCCTCAGACAGCACCGTGACCGCATCCCCCACCGCATACGGATTGGAGTCCGCACGGTTAGTGCCCGCAAAGCCCTGACAGAGCGGCAGCCAGGCGGTAACGATATCGCCCAAATCGACCCGGCATTTCGGGATACCGTCATGCTTCACTGAATGGATGACACCGCGCCGCACGATGTTCGCCAGCCTGCGCTGTAAGTCACCCTCAATATCACTCATCAGGTTTTGCCTCGTAAATCAGCCGGTAATCGTCCACATGCGCGCGCCCAATATCCGGCGTCTTACCGAGCCAGACAGCTTTAAGCGGGGCATTCAGCTGCGCAAACGGATCTGCACCGAAGGCCGCTGACTGCGTGTAAGAAATACGCCAGACAAGATAGTCATCCATGCGCGGATCAAATTCATCGCGCCCGGCATCAATGAAAACGGCGGGTTCAGGATAATTCAGACCGAACTGCTGTCCGTCGATCCACTGGGTAATATCAGCCGCCGCCGTGCGCAGGAAAATTTCTGGCTTGCTGACGCCTGAAGCGGCGGGGTCCACCACCACAAAGAGATCGCAGGAAAGCACCACGTTCAGTTGCCCTTCGTTTCCCCCGCCCTTCTCCCAGCCGTTAATCGTGAGCCAGACAGCGGGCGTGACCAGGCCGGAAAAACGCGGTACATTTTTTTCCGGGTAGGCATCAGCATCCCGGACCCATTCAATTTTTTTCAGCGCGCCGATCACGGCGTCGTGATACTGCGCCAGCAGGAGTGGCTCCGCCATCGTTCATTACCTCAGACAGAAATACGGGCTTTCACACGCCCGCGCAGATCGGTTTCAAAGTGATGCATAAAAATCTCCATCGCTTCTGCAAAGGCGTTATCCTCGATGTAGTTCAGCATCGGTTCGTAGATATCAATTTCAGCCTCATGGGTGCGGCGGGTCTGCGGGTCACGAATCACCACCGTCCGGCGGTTTTCCCGTCGGGAGCGTGCAACCTCGCCATTCTCAAACGTGCGTGCCGACAGCAGACGGCCTTTCGGCGTGAATCCCGCGTTATCGGCCTGCCGCCTGGCTTTAATGAATCGCCCGGTATTTTTGTCCCTGCGCGTGTGATGAGGTCTGATCCTGCCGGAAATACGCCCTTTGAGATCCTTCACTTTTATGGCGTTGAGACCAAACCAGAGACGAAAATTATCGAGGCGGGAACCGCGATCCAGACGGAACGAAAGCAACCGGCGACGCACCAGATTAATGCTTCTGGGGGCCAGGCCATCTTTCAGATCGGCCATTGCCTTTTTCCGTAATGTGGCTGCTGTCCGCTTTAATGCCCTGGAATATGCCGCACGAAATTGTTTCTGGGTTGCCCCGATGCTTTCCGCTATTCCCCAGATAGCATCCACATCAATATCGACAGGTAAATCCCGCCGCAACCGTGATCCCCGCGCCATATCAGCTCCACTTCGTTATTTCGGGCTGGGGCTTACCCGGCTCCCCGTATGCCAGGGTAACCCGTGTTCGCCCTTCTTCATCAGCACCGACATGAGTGACACGCCAGGGTAAATTGTTAATCAGGACCCGGTCGTGCTTTGACAGTCCGGCAATATCTGCGGTCATGGCGCTGAAGGCCGGGACATGGTTCTGGATTTCTCCGCCTCCCGGCACGCTGACAGGCGCGTCCGGCGATTCGAAAATCACCGTGACGGGCCGCTGCTCATCACCGACAGAAATAATGGCCGGAACCTCTTCGGCAAATGCCCGGTCTATCCGGGCATCCGCTCTCGCCAGACGTTCACGGAAGCGGTTCATCAGTAGCCAAGCCGTACAGGAACGAACTCGTCATCAGCAGCAGCCTCAGCCCAGGCCGTACCCGCCAGAGGGTTCGGCGCAGCCTCCTCACCCGCTTCCGCAGTCAGTTTACCGTCTGCCAGATACAGTTTCTGACCAACAGTGACCACTTCAGCCGCCTTTGGCAGTACGAATACGCCTGTGGTATGCAGTACGCCCCACAATCCTGCCGGGATATCATCGTGAGCTACGCCCACCAGCGCCCCTGAAAGTACGGCTTCACCTGAATGAATATCTGCCGCACCGGTATTATGAAAATCAAGAGTGTTGCCGTCCTGCTGATAGTTCTTCGCCATTTTTCTCTCCGGATGAAAAGGAGCAGCACGCGCTGCTCCGTAATAAAAAAAACCGTCAGAAGACGGTCGTTTATTTTTTGGTGACTTTAACCATGCCGCGCCAGTCAAGCGGCGCCACCCCCGCATCGATGCGCACCTTGAATGCGGCACCGTCCACGGTGAAGCCCTGCTGCTGCTCAAGATACGGGGTATCAATACCATCCAGATACGCCACCTCAATAGTGTCGCGCCCCTGCGCAGCGGTCAGGTAATAATCCGTCGGGCTGCTGTCATCCAGGCGGGCCTCAGAGGCCACCGTCACAAAGTTCTGGATCGGGTTAACGATACCGCTGTTCGCGTCCGCGCCCGGTACACTTGCGGATTTAATCAGCTGGTTAGCCCGGGACTCAATTGCCACTGGCGTCAGCATGTAGGCAGGACGAATGTTCAGACGGCGATCGCCGGATTTTTGTAGCAGCATCGCTTTACGCGCAGTATCCAGCCCTTCGATACTCAGATCAGCCGCCACCAGGTTGCCGTGATCGGCGTGGAACAACGGCTTGCCGTCCGACATTTTCGGGTTGCTGGTCAGTACGGCCCACACCAGATCGCCCACGGTGGCACGCGCGGCAAGCCCCATTGCCTGCGGGATACGCGTCAGCATATCCAGGTCGTCGTTGATGATAGTCTGGCGGTCAATGCTGAAAAGCTCACCATAGGTGGCCAGTGCAATCGGCTCACCGCGATCTTTAATGGTGACATATTTATATTCCGCCCCGGCACGAACCTTACGCAGCGATGCAAGTGATTCCAGACCGACGCGGTGCGCGGTTTTGAAATCGGTCAGCGTGCCTTTACGGGTCCACTGTTCAAATGTCTCGCTGGCCTCATCCCAGCCCAGCAGTGCTGCCTTGTGCGCCACATCCATCAGGATATTGCCGAAATCGCTGCTGCTGTGGGTGAACGCCAGCCCGACCATCGCCTGCGCTGTACCGGCACCTGAAATACCAATGCCGCGATCCACCAGCGAGGCGCGCGCCAGCTCACGCAGGGTATAACCGTTATAAGCGTTATCCTTCTCAGCCTGCGCATAGCCCGCGCGGTTCATTACCGCAGCACGGATGGAATCACCGACAAGATTGCCGTTACCGGCATAAAGATGAATGGCGCCCGGGCCCGCACTCGGGGTTGTCCCTGCGGCCAGCGCCTGCAGCAGTTTGTCACGGGCCTTTTCAGCCGTGCAGGAAAAGTCGGCAAGGCATTCAGCCTTCAGCGTCGCGAAGGTCGGGAACGCCTCAAACACAGCGGAAACCGTATTCACGCGTTCCGCGTTCGCCGTCTGCATCTGCTGCTGTAGTTGCTGAGCCAGCGCGGTGATATCGATGTTTGTCATCTGCGGCGCAGGCTGTTGTGGTGCCGGCTGGGTCTGGGTTGCCTGCACTGGTGCGGGCTGCTGAACCGGAGCAGGCGGCTGATTCACCGGGGCTTCGGCACGCGGCGTAAAAAGGGTCTTAATCTGTTCAGGCATATTCTGGTAATCCTTCAGTTTATTTTCATTCACGCAGGCCGCAGCCTGCAGTTCAGGTTCAAGCGTATCGGCGAAGCCTTTTTCCACCGCTTCAGCGCCGTTGAGCCAGGTTTCAGCTTTCAGCATTGCTTCCAGCTCTTCCTGTCCAAGCCCGGTCTTGTTCATGTAGGCACTGAGCATCAGCGCTTCATTACGATCCAGCCAGTCGGCATAATCCCGCATATCGTCAGAATCCCCGGCGATACCCCCCCACGGTTTATGCACCATAAGCCAGGCGTTTTCCGGCATATGCACCGTGGCGCCAGGCAAACAGACAATCATCGAAGCCATACTGGCCGCCACACCGTCCACCCAGATATCCACTTTCGCTTTCAGCCGCGCCAGGGTGTTATAGATCGCAAACCCCTGCATCACATCGCCACCGGGACTGTGAATATGCAAATCCACTGCGCTGGCGTCGAAAACACCGGCCTCCTTACAGTCCGTGACAAACTGCTGGGCGGTGATCCCCCAGCCGCCGATCACGTCATAAAGGAAAATCTCCACGCGCCCGGCGGCCAGCGCGCGGATCTCATACCAGCACTGGCCATTTGCGGCATCAACGCCCGCCAGGCTGGCGCGGGAGTTAATCATCATCTTCCGGCGGCTGCCCGGTTTGTTTTGCGGTTGCATCAGGCATAGCTCCTTTGTCGTTGGCGGCATCTGAATCAAACACCAGCCCGTGTTTACGGTTAAATTCGGTTTCGCGCATTCGCTGGCGTTTGACCTCCTGGGGAGACTGACCACGGGCGCGTATCCATTCTGCTTCGGTTCCCGCGCCGCCACGGACAATCCCCTTCCAGGCGTTGGCCTCTTTCACCGGGTCGATCCACGGCATCACCGGACCGAGATAGGTCGCGTTGAACAGCGTCTGGCGGTCCACGTCTGACGGGATATCCATCGTGAGCAGCGCCATCGCCAGCCAGGCGCGATATACCGGGCGACTGTGCTGACCAACAAACCACTGTTGCAGGACGTTGTAGCCTTCCTGCCCCTCCACCAGTTCCTGCCGCTGGGCGCTGTAAGTGCCGTTATAGTCACGGGCAATGCTGGAATAGGTGCCCCGGCTGCCAGCGGCGACGGCACGCATCTGGCCGTTGCGGAATTCATGGAGATGAACGTTCGGGCGGTTTGACTCAACCATCCCGAGATCTTCACCCGGCGCCAGATCGTCAAAAATCATGCCCGGCGCGATATCGAAATGACGGTATTTTTTCTCTGGCCCTTTCCAGTCGTCATCCCCTGGAAAACTGGCCGCATCCCCGCGTTTGATATAAAAGCCCAGCGCGGCAGCGATGCGGGCGGCCACACGTTCGCTCTCTTCGTAGTCCTTGATATCGCTCAGACGTTTAATCACGCCGTGCAACAGGCTGACGCCGCGCAACTGGTGCAGGCGTCGCCGCTGCGCAAGATGCAGCATGTTTTCTGCCGAAACGGTTTTAAGCTCGGCACTGAAACGGGCCATGTTCGCCGGGTGATACTTATAGACGCGGTATCCCGTCGGCCTGCCCCATGCGTTGACGATAATGCCCTGCCGCACCTGCTGCCCGGCGACGCTGTTGAGATTCATCGGTACAAAATCGGCTTCAAGAAGTTCAAGCGAAAACGGCACGCTGGTTGAATGGGTCAACCCTGCTACCGGCCCGCGCACCAGCTGGGTAAAAATTTCACCGTCACGCAGCGCAGAGCGCAGGGCCAGCCGCTCGGCTTCCGGTCGCGTGAACATGCCGGTCACCTCCGGGCGCACCGACCATTCGGACCAGAGCGCGGATATCCTGGCCGCAAAATCTTCATGCAGCTTGCCATCCAGCCCCAGCGGCTGCGGCTCCACCTGAATCCCCTGCGCACCGATTACCCGCTCTTCCAGTTTGTCCAGCAGGCCAATGACGATGTCGTGATCTTCATCCAGCGCCCTTGCCTGCTCGCGCAGTGACACGCCAGCGGCAAAGACCGCCGTATCCGCAGAACGGCTTTCCCGCTTTCCTTTATGAAGGCGCGACGGCTGCGCGGCTTCATACGCCTGCAGCAGCATTCTGTTTCGCGCACGCGCAACCGCCCACCCTGGCGCAATGGCGCCAAGTGCTCTGTCAAAAATGCCCATGTGAAGCCTTAAAGAAAGTTAGCGAGTTTGAAAGAACCGCTGCGACGACTCACGGTTTCCCAGCGTTTTTCCCAGTATTCCAGCTCTTTACGCAGCGCTACCGGATCATGGTTAGTAATGGCGCGCCCGTTCACACCAGTGAAAGACACGCTTTTACCATCAAGGGAGTCACGGTAAGCCTGGCGAACCGTAACCAGCATCTGCTGAATTTCTGTTTTCGTCACAGCCAGCCTCCGTTTTCGCTGACACCCAGCCAGCCGCCAGACAGCGTGCTGGCCTGTTCAGTTTCTGAAACCGGAGACGAACGTGCAGGCACCGCTTTTTTCACAGCAATCTCCCTGGGGCGTTCCCCGTCAATAATGTTTGAATTGATATCCTGAGCAGCCGCCCAGGCTGGCGGTTGTTCCCAGTCACGGATTTTTTCGTAGCCGCGCAGGATCGCGACAGCGTGGGCATAACAGAAAAGGTCAAAGGCTTCGTTATTGCCTTTTCCCGGCTTACGCCATTTTCCGTCTGTCCCACGTTCTTCGTAGGTCAGTTCCTCGTAGAACCATTCCCCGAGCCAGTCAGGAAAATGGATATACCCTGCCCCGGGCGTTTCACGCTCAAGGTTATTACTGAGCTGGTCTTTAAGCAGGTCGGTCTGCAACAGATAAACCGGAACCTCGCCGCGCGCATCCGCCCGGCGATCGCTTCGGTCAGTGTTATCGGGATGGGTTCTGGTAATGATTTTCTGACGTTTCGTGCTGTCCCCTTTAATCAGGTAAACCCGTTTACCCAGACCATCACGGCGACACTGACGCCAGAATTTATAGGCGTTATCCGTGACACCATCTTCCCCGCCACTGTCGACCGCCATTGCCAGTACAGGCATCCGCTGCGAAGGACTGGACTGGAGCGGATACGTTTTTTCCAGCACATCCGTGATCAGCAGCTTCCAGTCTTCAGGATAGGAGCCTGGATGCAGTGGCTGAGTTTCGCCATTTTCATCACAGCGCAGGGACTGGCGGATGTTATAGCGATCCACCAGCCAGCGTTCCCCGTTTTCACCGTAACCAATGATCTGGACCACAAAGCGGCGTTTCTTCCCGCCCTGCACGTCAACTGACGCCAGCAGGAAACGGACTTTGGGCGGCACCAGCCGTTTGCCGTAATCTTCAGCCCGCTGCATCAGCACATCGGCGCGGCGCTGCTCACTGGCCGCGCGGGGCAGGTACGGCAGCCCCCAGTCGGTGTTAATCACCGCGCGCAGGGTCTCTTCACTGCCGGTTGCTTCATAGTCCAGCTCCGCCGTCAGCAGCTTGTAGACCAGCTGGGACCAGGTCTGATAAGCCGCTGCCGGACCTTCCATCCAGAACGACGCGATACGCGAACGGCGACCTTCCCCCGTAATATTGCCTTCCCTGTCGATCACCAGGCCCTCACGTAACCAGACGCCCTTTCCGTTAAGTTCCCGCTTTTTATCGGCGGTAATAATGCCGTTACAATGCGGGCACTCAATATGCGCGGCTTCACTGGCTTTCACCGGATCAGGTGTTTCCCGGTAGCCTGTCATTGCCTCCATTGCAGGTTGAAAGTATTCCCCGCAGTGTGGGCATGGCCAGTACCAGCGGCGGCGATCGCCGCGATTGTATAAAGCCAGAATTCCGGTGGTTGGCGGAGCTTCATGCGGCGATTTACGCCGCCACTTGGTATTGGTGATTTCCCTGCCCGGAGAGCTTTCGACCAGTGTCATCCCCGCAGACATAAAGGTGGTGGTACGTTTGGAGGCAAGGGTAAAGCCATCGCCCTCGCCATCAATATCTTCAGGGAAGCGATCGTAATCTGTCAGCGCCACGCATTTAAAATCTGACGAGGACATGATGTTGATGGAAGGCCAGCCAATCTTCAGGTAGTTCCCGGCAAGGAAGGTCCTGTCATGCACGTTGTTGTCGTTGCGTAACGGGCTCAGCCGCTTTGCCACTTCCGGGCTGACACGAAATGTTCTGGCAAGACGTTTTTTGGAGTGTTCACGCGCTTTCTCTTCCGTCATCTGAACAATGAGCATATCCGACGGATCACAGACAATGTTGTACACCACCCATCCATCAATCAGACCGATTGTCTTACCTGTTCGGGCCGGGCCAACAAAAATGACAGCATCATATTCACGCGATGCCAGGCAGTTCATGGGTTCCACGACATAGGGGGCAAGGTCCGGGTCCCATTTAACATAGTTACCCACACCAACCGGGACATGCATGTATTTATGTACGGCCTCGGCAACAGGCATTCGACGTGGCGCCCTGATGATCCCGACAGTGTTTTTTCTGACCTCCGCCGCCGTGGCCTGTCGCATGGCTTACTCCTCTTCTGACGAACTGTCCTCCTGTTCCGGCGTATCTGCCTGTTCAACCTTCAGGGCAATCTGATCCCGCAGGTCATCAATTACTTTTTGCACCCTGACCACAGCAGCAGGTGTCATCGCGCAATCGCGCTCCAGAATATCCGGCAGCGTTTCCAGTACCTGAACGACGGCTTTCGCCATCGAGGAAAATTCGCGGGTAACTGCCGATGCCGGAATAAGTTCACCTGTTTCCTGCTGGAACTTAAGGCGTTCACGTTCAGACTGAAACCACGCTTTGCGATCGGGTGGCAGCATCTTATCGACGTCCACCAGTTCCGGTGTTGTTGTTCGGCCCAGCAGTTCCCGGAGAATATCCAGAACGGAATAAAGTTTGAGACGGGAATTACTGCCGGGAGCAGGTTCGACATTATTCAGCCTGCTGGCGACCGTCTGACGATGCAGATCGGTAAGCGCCGCCAGTTGGTTAATATTAAGGCGGAGATTTTTCAGCTCGTTATCCATGATGATGAACAAAAATTAATCATTTCGACATCGTGAATAATTTCACGACTGAAATATCAACAGGTTAAGGGAATGATGATGATGCCGATAAAATGCAAAAAACCAGCCGTTTTCCGCGTGTCCTCGCCCCCTCGGTGTTCAGAATCTCCAGGAGGACCCGCACAAATGATAGTAATTATCAATTAAAAGGTAGAAAAAAGGCCGCTAAATGCGGCCCATTGTCGTTAATTCAGCTGGTGTTTTTTTAGTAGTTGCTCTTTCTTTTCCCGATAGCTATCGGCCTCTGAAATAATCTGTTCAGCAGTCTTTCCATTCAATATGACTAAACGCATTTTATCGGAAGAATAACTGCCATCGTTATTAATGATGGCTTGAGTATCGTAATAACTTAAAGTATCCAGAATTGCCGATTTAAGTTCTTCTTTCTTTGCATCAGAAAGTGACTCAACAACCTTCTCGCCAGAGTAACGCAAAGATTCCTGGCTTGAACCATCAAACTTTGGCGCGTTATCACAACCGGAAGCGAGCAATGATAATGTTAACGCAATTACATATCTGATTTTCATTTGGTGACCTCATCCCTAACGGTAAGAGAAGTCTAACGAATAATCACAATGCATCACATAGCATTATCTCTTGCTCTCGGAGAATACCTGCTATTGTTTGACACTCTCACTGAGTCGTAAACACGCTCACATGTCATTCCAGCCCGGTAGCTTTCGTCAGATCGCTCAGCATAATATCGAGCTTCTTCTGCAAGGCGTCCGAGCATGTCGGCGAGCACTGCGGCGTCGGCTCCGGCTGTTTTGCTTCTGACGGCAGCGGCAAGATCTGAGGTGTGCTTTGCGGCGTCCAGGCGGGCGGCAAGCTTTGTTGCTTCGGTGCGCAACTGGCTAACAGTGGCAGACAGGCCAGCAGCAGTGGCAGCAGATTTAGCGGCTTGTGCTTGTGCATCTTTTACAGCCTCATCACGGGCAATTATGCGCCCTTGTTCAATCCAGCGTGCGGCAGTCTGCGCGTTCGCTTCCTGTGAAGATTCCATGCTATTACGGTCAGCCCACTTCTTTTGCCAGCCCCGCTCACTCCAGACGTTCCCAGCAAGAAATGCACCAGCCAACATCAGCAAAACAATGATTGTTTTCCACCGCGCCTTAACAAAAGCAAAGACAGCTGTCATACCAGCAACGCCGCCCGCGCTTTGTTATAACGACTATTTCTGTCAGCCAGTCCATTCTGGCCACCGTTAATGATCTGCGTTACACGGACAACATCACCTGAATACATCATGCAACCACGTAATGTGAAATACCATGCAGCAGAACGGGCGGCATGCTTATCCCGTGTCAGCAACTCTGGTGTGCTGATCAGATCAAGCTTCAGCGCCGCACCGCATTTGGCGTAGTTCTCGCGGCCGGTGATTTGAAGCAGGCCACGACCACGATATTTCCAGCCATCACCCTGGCTGTTATTCCCCATGCGGTCACCATAAACCAGATTGGCTATTTGCGGCTGGTGGGCCACCTGCTTACCATCTACTCGCCCCAGCATTTCACACTGATACGGTGTCAGGCGTTTACCAAAGGTTTTCTTTAGCCCGTCTACCGAGTAGTTGAAGCTTTCGACTAGCGAGGTAAAACCAGCAGATTCATGCCCAACTTGCGCAATGAACATGGCCTGATCGTTAACTGCTGTGATTCCAAACTCTTTCATTGCCGCATCAATGTGCGGAAACCAGCGTGCAGAAAGCCCGGCGCTGATACCAGCCGCCTGCTGAAATTGTGATTGGTTCATTATTGCCTCAGATGATCAACCAGGCGTGCCACGTTGCCTCTGACGGCGACCAGCACAGACAGGAAAATAATGTTGGCCCCGATAGTGGCCCACGATGAATAAGGGTAGATACCGCACAGATATGCCAGCGGAACCGCGCTATAGATGACCGTAAGCAGCCACGCCAGGCGAGATATCCATGGTCGATGTCGCGAATCGCCTCGACGATAAAACATCAGGGTCAGCACTACCCCAGCGCAAAGCAATGCATTTAAAGTTGCCGATGGGTCATTTTGTACCACCTGAACCTCCCCGGCGCGTTATCAGCGCCACCAGCGAGCCGACATCCTGATTATTCAGGAACGTCAGGATTTTGACGGCTAAAGCAGAAACGATTACGGCGCCAATGGCATCCAGTGGTTTATCACTGTAGCCAGTAACCTGAGCCAGCTTTGAACCCACCAGCCCGGAACAAAGGATCCCCGCGATATACGACACCAGAAAATATGCCAGACGGCGCGCTGCACTCAGGTCAGCAGTGGTTGCAATGTAAAACACAGCTCCGGCAAACGCGCCAAACACCACGCCGTAATCGGTTCCGGACAGAAATCCATAGACGCTGGCGCCCGTCAGGACACCGCCAGCCAGCCCAGTACCGGAAATCGGATCGGACATTTAGCCCCCTCTTATTGATGTGGCTCCTCTCAGTACGAGGGGAAATAAAAAAAGCCGCCCCGAAGGCAGCCAATAACCAGATAAGTAATAATGTCTTTACATAAATTTCGCTTAAGGTTAAATTCTTCTCACAAGTTGATGAAGACAACTTGAATATTAGCTATTTGCTCTGTGTTATGCCCGTACTCTGCGGGCTTTTTTTTACAAAAAAAAGACCTGCAAAAGCAGGCCGAAAGGTGAAGTATATAATGTATTGTCATATCGAAATAAAGAGTAGTTACATAAACGGGAGCTTTAGTCTGCTGAGACTTACACCCAATTATGATTTATGTTCTATCACTTTCTGATTGCTCTCTATCGCTATTTTCTGAGGTTTCTCACTTTCAGGAATTTCCTGGTAAATATCCACCTGCAGAAGACCATTCTCCAGTTTTGCACCGCTCACTTTAGTGTGTTCAGGTAAAGAAAAGCTTAACTGGAAATCCGCGCGTCGGATACCACGATATATCCAGTTTTCTTTTTCTTCTGAAGATTCTTCGGCCCGCTTACCAGCAACAGTCAAGTTTCCACCCACGGTTTCAATTTCAAGCTCATCCTCCTTCCAGCCGGGAACGCTTACCGTAAGTTGATAACGATTCGAATCCTGTTTCTTGAGATCGTATGAAGGCGCAGCCGCTACAGGGGTATCCCCCGTTAACTGACTGAACAATCTGTCAATCCTGTTGAAACGGTCTGAGAAAATGGAATCAGCAAATACCGGGAGTGCTGACAAGGTTCTGAGTGCCATAATTAACCTCCTGAATTCCTGTTCAAAAGCTCAACATAGAGGCAAGCATTGCTTGTCCGATAATTAAAATAATTCCTCTTACACAGTTTTCAAGATCTGCCAGGAAAATTTTTTCACTCCGGCCCGGAGAGTACAACAGATAAACCAGCACAGGCCCCCCATACGTGCCAGACCCCAGATATGTGACCACAGCCGTATAAAAAGCCCCTGTAAAAGATACAGGGGCGAAGCTCCCGCATCCCATAACTGATACTGTAGAACACAATCATACGGAAGCGACGCTTTTATAAAAACAAACCGCTAATCTGTCAATACAAACCATTGCACTGATTGAGCCGTATAAAAGGCACTCCATCCAACAAACAACCCACGGTTGTTCGGACTTTAGCGAAGCGCTTTTGGATAAGCACGGATGTGTTAACAAAAATAAAAACCCCGCCGTGGCAGGGTTTCTATGATTAAGCTGCGTGTCGAAATGACGCTCATTACGCTGCTAAACTGTGCTGTTCTTCAATCAGCGGCTGGCGATGGTTGCGATCCATTTTTTTGCCCGCCAGAGCGCCACGCATGCGGAAGACCTCAGCAACCAGTTTCTTTTTGAACTTGCGGACAACATCGTTATTACGCATGTAGGTGATCAGTAGAGTGGTTTGCTGTTCGTTCAATAGCGCCACTCGACGCTTTTGAGGACCACCGTCAGTTTGAATGGTTCGGATTTCAAATCCGACCCTTCCGAATTCTTCAAGATCAGCCTTGTTACGGTCTACCAGCTTAATGACGGTGTCATGATCACGCCCAACCCCATCAGCAATAGCGACAGTGCTGGTTACAAGGTCGAGTTTTTTAATTTCAACTAATTGCATGGCGTTTACCTTACTTTGAGATGAACCTTTGCCGCACAGGAAATCAGCCCACCGAGGCTCGCCAGCACTAACTGACTTCCTCAAAGGCTCATTTCAAAGGGTGTGGTTCGGTGTGATATGTGCGCGGGCGGTGCGCGAAGAATTGCAGGCGTAAAAAAACCCGCAACATGGCGGGCTTTTCAAGGTTAATTATCTACAGGCGTTATACTCCATAATTAGAAGCATACAGGACAGTTTTATGCAAAGTCAACCTTATCGTGCAAAAAATTGTCGGCATTTGTCCCGATCACATCAATAACTGGTTGCCTTCTCAAACTCTAACGCAGCCTGTGTCTCCCCCTTGTGCAACACATCCACCAGCATTTTATAGAATGGCTTCCAGTTGCGGGACCACGACGACTGATGGAGGGCCGGTAGACGTTTGAGAATAGCGCGGTGAACGGTCGCAGAAGACACTCTCGAATACCCTTCACCACCACAACGCTCACAGATTTTGAACACCGGCGCCCCATGCTCTTTCGTAGCCTTGCGATCGAGCACCTCCCCTTTTCCACCACAACGGCAGCGAGCGCTCAGAATGCCTTTACCATCACATACCTCGCAAACAGCGGGGACACTCTCTGTGACCTCGTTCCATTGCTCCCAGTCTGAAGGACGAACAGCGCGGGACTTGCTGGCCCAGTATGGAGCTTTACCCCACGGGTAAGATACTTTGCGGATTATCCGGGTCACCGTTACACACCCCGAACCATTGCAACTGCGACATGTCGCACTGGTGGCCGCAGAACGGGAATACTCAGCAAATGCAAACTGCGCCAGCACCTGCATGCACCAGCCGAACTCACTACCGGCGCCCTTCCTGACGTTCTTCGGTGCGGTATCCATCGCGTGACGCGCCAGCGCCTGAACCGCCAGTTGCTCATCCGTCTTGCTGATCCCCGCCTTGCCGAAGAAAGCAGCCAGGCCGAATCGTGCGCGGCTGCTGGTGGCCCCAATAGCGGCCATTACATCAGTACCGGTTATACGATCCGGTGATGTGCCTCTCACGCTGTCGCTGATGTGCATCCCCTGAGGGCTGAAATGTTTTAAGGATGATTCCAATTTCATTGTTTAGCCCTCCAGAACCACTGCTGTTTCATGAGATACGTCATAACAACCAGGCGGCTGTAAACCATGTTCAAATCCACCAGCCGGTTAATATCGATGAAGACAGGACCGGAATAGCTACCGTGGGCAGCGCGAAGGTATTCGCTTATGGTGTGCCCGTCTTCCTTCGTTACATCCAGCTTCATTGGATGGTATCTCCCTTCTCTGCCGTACCGAACCAGCCAGGATGTGCCCACTGGACTTCCGTTATTTTCTCTCCCTGCCCCCACAGCGCCAGAGCGCGCATAACGACATAATGCATAAAGATTTTTTCATGCTCGCGCCATTCATCTTCAGGAGTTCCTTCAACAAATTCCGCTATAGCATCAGCAATGAGCCCAAAACATTCAGGAAAATCACTGTGTCCTGTCGCTATTTCACAAGCCGTTTCCTGAAGTTCCTCAAAGCGCTTTTTGGTGAATAAATACGACATTTCGCGAATAAGACGATCCATTGCTGACTCCTTAGGCTTTTGCATAACGTCGGGGTTGTGATTTTTGCTGTGGTGCTGATTTTCGCCTGGCTTCTTCCTGGTCAACCGGGAGGAAATGTCCGTTATAAAAACGACGGTACACGGTCCCAAGAACGCCATTACGCTGTTTGGTGATATTGATTTCCGCGATCCCTCTTGCTGGTGACTCAGGGTTATATACCTCGTCACGGTAAAGCATCATGATGATGTCAGCATCAGCCTCTATTTCGCCTGAGTTCTTAAGGTCGGAGTTCATTGGGCGTTTGTTCGGTCGGGACTCCACACCTCGCGAAAGCTGGCTCAATGCGATTACGGGAGTCTGGTTTGCCTTAGCCAGATTTTTTAACCCCTTTGAAATTTCACCTACAGCGAGGTCATAACGTGCCGTACTCTGGATCTTAATGAGTAAGAGGTAATCAATGACCACCAGGGAAATTTCCGGGTGGGCAATCTGGTGACTGGTGGCGACCTGCTGGATTTGCTCAACCGTCAGATTGGTAGCGTCCACCATCCAGATCGGGCGTCCGGTAAGACGACCAACACCGGTTGATAACCGCGCCCAGTCCTCATCGTCAAACTTCGCCGCAGCCTTGAGTCGGGAAACTGACATACCACCGGCGGCAGATACCATTCGTTCACCAATCTGAATGCTGGCCATCTCCATGGTGAAGAACAATACGCCACGCCCCTGCTCCGAAACCTTGTCGATAATATCAAGCGCCAGTTCGGTTTTACCCATTGATGGCCGCGCAGCGATAAACACCAGATCCGTGGGTTCAATACCGCCTGTTTTCTCGTCCAGCTCTTCAATGCCAGTGAGCAGGCTTTTTGCTGTCTCCAGCCCCTGATGCCGGGCATCAACACGATCAACGACAGCAGGCAGGATTTCATCAATATGAACTGGCTGTACGGTGTTTGCGGAAAGGGAGATAGTCGCGATGCTGGCCTGTGCAGATTTCAGCGCTTCAACTGCACTCTCACCATTGGCCGCTGCCCGGATTCCTGCAAGGGCATTTTCAATCACCACTTCCGCATCGCGTACAGCTGCGTTACGTTCCAGCACAGAAACGTAGGAAACCAGCGCTGATTTCGCCCAGGCTATTTGCCCTGACGCCATAATAACCGCACTCTGTTCCGGCATGCTTTCACAGAGCAGTAAGGGGTCAATAGTTCCCGTTCCGTGCACCTGACGGCATATGCCGGAATAAATTTCACGGTACTGCCAGACATTAAAAACACTTGCTGGCAGGCGGGAAATGATGTCAAGAACTTCAGGATCAGCACCGCGCAGAAAAATCGCGCCAATTACTGCACCTTCCAGATCATCGTTTTTCCATACCGGTGTCATGCAGTCACACCCCCGGCGTTTGCGCGATAGCTTTCCCAGCCAAAGGCCAGGCGGTTACGCCCGCCATCGGTAACTCTGTCCACGATGCGCTCACCAATCGTCTCTTTTAGCTGGTCGAGGGTGAGGTTGCTGATCAGGATTGTTGGCAAAATACTTTCGTACCTGGCGTTGATTATTTCCTGAAGAATTGTCATTTCAGTCGGGCTGCCGAACTGAACGCCAACCTCGTCGATGATCAGCAGATCCAGAGATGCGAAACGTTCAATGACCTCATCTTCGGTACTTTCTGCGCCGTGTCGCCATGTGCTTTTCACTGCACGCGTCAGTCGCATAACGTCAGTAATCTCAACCCGCGCGAGGTAGTTTCTGATGATGCTTTTCGTCATAGCAACAGCCAGATGGTTTTTTCCTGTTCCGCAGTTCCCTGTCATAACCATACTGGTGCCAGCCGCAAGGCGCTCCTGCCAAGTGTCGGCATAACGCTGGCAGGCAGCAAGATTCCTCGCGGCATCCTGATTCACGGATTGATAGTTTTCAAACTCACAACGCTCAAAGCGACGAGCAATACCAGCACGATCCAGTAGTTCAGTAACTCGCAGGTCACGCAATTTGGCGTCAACCTCCGCAAGTTCATCCCGCAGACATTCCGGACATTGTGAGTGTTTAAAATTCTCACCGCCGCGAAAATCTTTTCCCACCAGAGTGAAACGCTCAAATTCGCCATGTTTTTCGCAGGTAGTGGTCTCGGCTTTCCCTGAGTCCCAGCCGCCATATCCCCACGGAAGTTTATGCTCCAGTGCAAAATTTAATTCTTCGTTCAGGCGTTCCTGTCTTGCCTTCAGGTCAGCGCGATCTTTCTGCTGATTCAACAAATTTAACATTTTAAATACTCCCCGTTCCCCAGTTGCAACCCGATTCGCCATAGTCCTGCCCGCTGAAGCCGGATACAGGTAGCGCATTGCAACGCCCACCTCCGGGAGCGGATGGAGTCTGCCAAGACTCTTCGAAGTGGCGATCGGGGCCGAAGAACGTTGCAGCCTGCTTGACGAACTGTGTGCCGGTATTACCGGTCGCCCGGCAGTATGCCGCGTAGCGCTTGACGCCTTCCAGCATGTCCTCAGGCCTAACTCCGTCTTTCAGGCGGGCTTTCCAGGCTTTGAATGCTGCCGACTTGGAATTTCCACCAGCACGCTTAGGGTATGCCTGCCACGCTGTTTCAAACTCCGTTGAATAATCCTGTTTTGCAGAGCGAGTTGGTGCAGGCGCGCCAGCAGATGCGCCAATATCTTGCGATTCATGTTTTGAATTTACTTGTGGATCATGTTTTAAACCTTGTGGATCTGGGGTCAGATTCTGACGGGTCAAAACGCCTTTTTTGTCAGAATCTGACGGGTGAAAACCGTATGAACGTCCAGAATCTGACGGGTCAGAATTTGAAGGTTCAGAATCTGACGGGTGAAAACTGGTTGCTCTGCGTTGCTGTTTCATTGCTGAAACTTTATCCCGTTCAGCGCGTGCCAGCGCCTCAAGGCGTTCGGCATTCAGGTAGTAAAGATTGGACGTATTCCGATTTCCTTTGCGACGTGATTCACGACGTAACCAGCCAGCAGACTCAAGTTCTGCAACCGCTGTCCTGACCGTGCTTTCTCCCAGCCCCAGTTGGCGACAGATTGTTTCCACCCCTGGATAACTAACACCATCATCATTCGAGTAGTCAGCCAGGCGAGCCATAATCATTAGCTTCGCGCCCTTAACGTCATGCGCAGCGCATGCGTCCCAGACGTTGCCCAAAATTTTGCTACTCATGCTGCACCTGCTAATTCTTTGTCGTGGGTAAATTCCCCGTTCCAGCTCTTTTTCATCGGCAGAGCACCTTTGAGATACTGGCGATAAATCCACACCGCTCCTTTGCGGAGTAAGACAGGGGTATAAGTGTCGAAACTGTCAAAATCATCATGCTCGACAAGGTGGCGGCGTTCGGTCAGATAAAGATCGCGCGCATAAGCCTTTACGCGCCACGCCGGACGCCTGGACTCAGGACGATCGTCATAAAGCCAGTTGTGTTCTTCAAGAAAGGCCGTCACCTGCTGCACATTGACGCCGTTGAGACGCTTACAAAACTGCGTAGGGGTCATCCCCGGGCTGAAAAGATTTTCCAGATGCTGGATGTACCTTGCCTGGCGTTCTGCGTATCCAATTGCTCGCCGTGCCGCCTCTCGTTCATCGGCCCACGCACGAGCAGCTGCAACCTCATCGGAAAAATCAGGAAGATTATTAGACGGGATAAGATTGTATGATCCCGTCATTCGGATAGATGGCAGCACATCGGAAGTGACCCAGCGCTTGAAGCGTTTAGCCTGTTTTTTGCGGCTTTTAAGAATGAGCGTGTAAAGCCCGGATTCATTAACCAACATTGGTTTACGACCCGAACCCGAATACTGTTCGTGTTCACACTTATCCTCTTCATCTACCGACAAAAGCGCTTTGTTGGTATCGCTCAGGCCCAACGCCTCACACACATCAACAGCGAAAAACCACGGAGAGCGATCAATCTGCACAGTACGAACCGAAGCCAGCAGATCACCAGCATCAGACTTAAAGTCGAACGTTTTAATGGTGGCATTCATATTTGAGCTTCCCGTTGTTCGCGTGTGACATGTCACACCTCTGAGGATGGGTGCGGAAAAGTATCAGGAAGATCCGGACGAATCTGATAAGCTTTAACTTCGCCGTTGGTAGCTTTCACAATGGACATGACATGGTCGGCCTTTACACGACTACCATTAAGCCAACGGAATACAGCGGGTTGAGTAACGCCACAGGCCCTAGCTAATGCGGCTTGCCCACCAAGAATATCGATTGCTCTTTTTACATGTTGGTTGGTCATGGAAATACCAAAAGTTATTAAACACAAAGCAAGATTATAACCTTGAATAAGATTATGCAATAACTTATCGTATTTGCCGTGTAATAACTTTTTGTATAGGCTTACTCTTATGAACACATTCTCAGATCGTATTAAAAAAGCGATGGCTGACGCCGGCCTAACTCAGGCTGAATTGGCTACGATGGTTGGGGTCTCGCAGCCAGCTATCTGGCGCCTAGCCTCCGGGAAAACCAACTCATCACGTAAGTTGGTTGAGATCGCTCAAGTTCTGGGCGTTAGCCCCGAATGGCTTTCGACTGGTAAAGATCACACCCCTCATAAACAGGGGTACGTGATTGAGAATATGAATGATAAAGAGCTGCGGGCTAACTCCGATGTATTCAGGGTTGAAGTACTTGATCTTTCTGTAAGTGCAGGGCCTGGCACATTTATGCTTTCTGAATTTGTTGAAGTTTTACATGCCATAGAATACACGACAGAACACGCCAAATCCCTTTTTGGGAATCGTAGTGAAGATGTCGTAAAAGTAATGACTGTAAATGGCGATAGCATGGCCAATACCTTCAATTCAGGAGATCGCGTTTTCGTTGACATTTCGGTCCGTCACTTCCTCACTGACGGAGTGTATGTGTTCGTTTTTGGTAAAACATTCCACCTTAAGCGCCTCCAGATGCAGGGAAACAGACTTGCCGTCTTATCCGACAACCCCGCTTATGAAAAATGGTATATCACGGAAGAGAGCCAAGACGAGCTATATGTGATGGGCAAAGCAATCATGCACGAATCAATAAATTACAACAGGCTTTAATACTCTGAATAACCTACCTCTCCCCATGTGAAGCCGCTTAAATGCGGCTTTTTCATGCGCGTCAGTCGGTAAAATAGGCCCATAAAATAAAATTTATACTAAAAAAATCAATGCATTAAACTAAAATGCAAAATAAAAATAAGTTTTGTTATTGCAATAAGTTATTTCATGACTTACAGTTCACTCATCGGCAAAACAACGGAGCCAATGAGATGACAACTTCATACCCCCCCTTATTAAGCAATGCAAAAAAGAAAATCGATAGCATCGTCTGTCTATTAATTGCACTAGAGCATTGTGGCTCATCACTGGATGAAACGGTTCTTGAGGGGGCTATTTCAGGAGTTAGAATGCTAGCTTCCGATGCATATTGCAATATGGATTCGGCAGAGAAATATATTAACTCGTCTAAGGCAAAGGAGGTGAGCAATGAAAACTCCAATTAACATGCTCGAAAGTATTGCCGCTGACATCGTTGAAAACACCTCGTTACTTGAGGTTATTTATCGCATCAATGAATTACCACCAGAAGCAGATCATGCAATCGCATGTTTAATCAGATCAATGCAGAAAACGAATGAAACTGCATGTGGGTATATTGAACAACTCAGCGGTCAAGGCGGTGAATAATGAGCACATGTTTATTAGGAGCCAGAAACCGAGTCAAACAAGCAGAAGCAGTTCTGAATCAATGGGCGGAAAACCCGAGAGATGATTATGAGCGCACATTGATTATGGCAGTAATGACCCTGCTTGAAGGTGTTGGGGATTCAATTCAGCAAGCAGAAACCAAACTCGAACCGAGCAAGCAGTAAATTCGTGAAAACATATATTACACCTTAACAGGTGGGGAATCGCTCACCCCAAGGAAATGAAGATGGATATTATCGTCAGAAATGAAGCTGTAAAGACCAAGGTTCATTCCGTTATCCAGGATGATGATCTTCTTTATATAAATAAAGCAAGTAAAACAGCAGAGTGTGCTAATAAATATGCGCATGAACTTCGTGCGGAGTTTATCGAGTTACTAATGCCAGCAATCACACGCACTGATGTGAAGGTGGCCGGGCGATTCACCTCGTTACTGAATGAGCTTTGTTTCATGACCAAAATGACAATGGAGAATACATCCAAAGGGGGGCAATAATGAAATTTCTGAAAGATAAAGCAGCACATAAAACAGCAACATTACTTGCCCGCTATGGCAATGGCTACCTGCATATTGCAAACCTTTTTCTGCGCAAAGCATATGGGCGGTAACAATGAAAACAAGCCTGATTGAAACTCGCCGCCGTCATCTTGTCCGGGCAAAACTCGATTCAATGATGCGGAGAACCGGAAGTTATTTCCAGATAGTTAAGCTGGAAGATGGTTCAAAATTACCAGTTGAACTTGACGAAGATATTTTGACGAAAGCGCTGATAAAACTTTTCGAAGCGATGATTTATGACATGCATAAACATGAGCAGGCAGAGGACTTAATTTCTGAACATTATTCAGCATGCGTGGGTATTAATAAATTAACACCCGATGGTGTGGATTTTATGAATGCTGTTATTGCAACGCTGGCGGAACAATCATTAAAAGCGGAGGAGTTAACTGATGATTAGTCAGAATACATTTTTACGCAATAGCGCTCCTACCCATTCTCGGTCGCTGACGGCTGATCTGCATGTTTCGCCGGATTTCTCCGGGCGAGTGCTGGTTTATGTGCGTAACGGTCTGGTTACAGTTCGACGCCTTGCTGATAACGAACATCTTTTGACGCTGACCGGATTTATCGAAATGGCCCGCCAGGCTGGCTGGGTTGTCACTCCATCTGAAGACGTAATGGAGGTTTGCGCCAGTGGCACTAACAGCAATCAGGATTCCTGAGCGCGTTCACCAGCAGGCAATGCAGATCCTGCTGCGATACCGACGAAAGCGAATCTATGCGCGACGTCTTCGGCGTACCGGATATCTCAGTCTGAAGGTTAACCCACGTTGGCGGATGCTATCGAAAGACGACGGCCGCAACTGGGAAGTGATGAGTCATGAAAAATATTCAGGGGAAATAAAACGATGATCGACAACAGAACCGCCAGCGCAATAGACCAGGCATTACAGAAACACGACACACCAGTTGGCCCGTTGTTCGTCGCGGAGCGCCACGGTCGCATTAAGAAATGCTTCAGCCGCGACACGGCGATCCGTTACCTGGCGTTCTTCATGACTACCAGAGCTTTCGAAACATCAGGTTTTAAGTGCCGCCATCCGGACGTGAAGGTATGCCATCCGGTACACGGCGAAGTATGTCAGCGTGGCGCCGTTACTCGTGAATATTTCATAGCCCACCAGCGCTGTGAGCATCGCCTGCGCCGTATCCTTGCCCGTAAGCGCGAAATGCAGAAGTGGTGCGCAAAGTGGGACGCCATGCATGTCCGCTTTGTGAAAGAGCGCGAAGAACTTCAGTCCAGCAAACCAGCAGAGGTACGCAATGGATCGCACAACATTTAATCCCGAACCTACGTCAACCGGCATTCGGTTTGGAAATCGCGTGATTGGATATTCCGCAGCTATTCGCCAGCTCGACAACGGTCACTATGACAAAAGCATTGCGGAAGGGCTGGAACTGCTTGCCTGCATTATGGAAGCAGTGGAAAGCAACTGGATCACACTCAACATCGATAAACAAATCATTGTCTGGCGCTGGCTGCTCGCCGCGGTATTCATAGCTGAGGAGCGGGAGAAGAACGGGACGATCGACGTTCCAAACGACGAAGGCGGCGTTGATACAGCCGTTATCTATTCCGGCAAGCACGGTGCAATCAGCGTTTACCCTGGGCCGTTACGTTTTTCTCTCGCCAACCACGTAGAAGGTATCGCGATTGAGAAATACGGCGTGGAGAAGGGTTCAAAGATGGCTCTTCGCATGTACCAGAACATGGTGATTGCAGATCCCGGAGACGGATTCAGGATGTCACCCTTTGGGCGAGAGGGGCTTGAGATGCTTCACGATGACTACATCGGAATGATTAAAACCAGCGGCATACCAGAAATGCCAGTTATGCACTGAGGGGAAATATTAATGTTTATCTATACCGATTTACTCCGCGCAGCCCTGTGCTGCGTCGCCAGCGAGAAAGAAGAACGCAAATACCTACGGGGTATTCACATCACCCCAACCCACATTCAGGCAACTAATGGTATTGCGGCCGTTTCCATGGAACATGGTTCAAAGACCGATATTGATGCAGTTTTCATTCTCCACGGTGAAATACCGGCTACCGCTGAAGGAACTGTATTCCAACAAATTGACAGCCAGTGGATCGCCGCACACATGGACGACAGCAGGCGACCTGTCGGCCATAACGAACTTGAACTGGTTGGGGGTAATTTTCCTGACCTGAGTAAGCTGCTGCCGACAGATGTTGAACCGTGTGATGAGTTTCCGCCGTTCTCAGCAGAGCTTCTGGCTCTGCCCTATCGTATGTTTGGCGCTGAATTTAGCTCGATGCCCGTTAAATTAAATTTCTTCGGGCCCGAAAAACCATGTCAGATCCTGCTCAACGTCGCAGTTAACAGTTTCTACGGTGATCCGCTTCTTGTGATTATGCCAATGAAATCGACGGTCTTTGAGCTATATCGCGAGGCGATAAAACAATGAGCGAATCAACAACACAGGACTGGCGGATCAGACTGCTGGCGTCACTATGCCGTAAAAGCGGAACAATCAACAGTAATGATCTGGCTGACCTTCTCGATAGGCTTCAGTTGGATGACGCTGCTGGCAAAACGTTGACCATCACCCTTCCTGATACCAGTTCGAAGGCATTCTGGAGCGGCAGCGGCAAGACGGAAGTATTCCACCCAGAAACCTATAAACGCTGGGTGAAGGAATCAATCGAGCGCTATTGTGCCATCGCCGGGATCGAAGTGAGGGTGAAGTGATGCAGAAAACATTTATCGACACAGACAACCTGAATAGCGTCAGCGAATGCCTGGAGCAACTGGTCAATGCAGAGGCTACGCAAATCAGCATAGAAAGTCAGCTACAGCAATCCAGATCCGGTAGCGAATGGAGTGAATGGCGCAAAAAGGCAGAGGCAGCATTGCGCGCAGTAAAAGCTAAGCGACGCATTATCACAGCGCGTCTGGCCGTTCTTCGGCAGCAGGAGAAAGAGCGCAACATGCGGTTGCACCAGCAGCATAACGATTATCTGGTAGACGAGCTTCGCCGGATTGTAACGCCCTCATCCTTTGCGCGCTGCGTTATGCGGGCAACGGAAAAAATGGAACGTGGTGTAAAAGATGAGCTGGCCTGATGCTTTTATGGTTGTTGGTGTGGCGCTTGCTGCGGCCGCAATGGTTATCTGGGGGCAATAGCGATGCATAAAGCTTTCGAAGTGTGGGTGCGCCAGCGGTACGGAAACCGCTACGACCTTACGAGGGATATAGAAGGGTTTTACTGCCGTGAAGTGGTTAAAAGAATGTTTGAAACGTGGTGCCACTGCCGTGGCCTGAATGTGGTGTGAGGTGGGTATGAGCGATGTCATTCTTCTGACCCCTAATGAGTGGGTTACAGAAAAGGTTCTGATAGCAGTTACCGGGCTAAAACCCGGAACGGTTCTCCGGGCCCGCAAGGAATCCTGGATGCTCGGACGAGAATACAAGCACATAGCGCCCGACGGCAGCCCGAAGCCAACGAGCGAGTGCATGTACTGCATCCCTGAGATAAACCGTTGGATCAAAAGCCAGCCGAATCCAGCAGTCGATCTTTGACTTAAATCTTTGAGGATGTAATCTGATGAAGCTCTTGGACGCAGGAGGATTTATGGCTAAACCGGCCTATCCAACCGGCGTTGAAAACCACGGAGGTAAACTCCGGATCTGCTTCCACTATAAAGGGAAGCGTGTACGTGAAAATCTGGGGGTGCCTGACACCCCTAAAAATCGCAAAATTGCAGGTGAGTTACGGGCTTCTGTCTGCTTTTTAATTAAGACTGGTAGCTTCAACTATGCGGAACGGTTTCCTGATTCGCCAAATCTGAAGCAGTTCGGCGTGGTGAATAAAGACATCACTATCGCTGAACTGGCGGACAAATGGCTCGGCCTTAAGGAAATGGAAATATCGAGAAACACGATGATCCGCTATGAGTCGATCGTAAAAACGAGTGTTTCTTTGCTTGGAGGGCGGGTTCTTGCTTCCGCTGTAACACAGGAAGACTTGCTCGTTTTCAGACGGGAACTGATGACAGGTTATCAGGTAGCGAGACCAAACCGTGAATTGACACCGAAGGGACGTAGTGTGGCGACAGTAAATGCTTATATGGGGATTGTCTGTGGAATGTTCCAGTTTGCAGCATGCAATGGCTACATTTCACAAAATCCGTTCAGTGGAATATCAACACTGAAGAGAGCAAAAGCTGAACCAGATCCGCTTTCACAGGACGAATTTACGCGACTCATTGACGCCTGCCACCACCAGCAGATCAAAAATCTCTGGTCCCTGGCTGTTTACACTGGCATGCGACATGGAGAATTGTGCGCGCTGGCGTGGGAAGACATCGATATCAAAGCGGGCACTTTGGTTGTCAGGAGAAACTACACTCAGGCTAAAGAGTTCACCCTGCCGAAAACCCAGGCAGGAACCGACAGGGTGATACATCTGATACAGCCTGCGATTGATGCATTAAAAAACCAGACATCACTCACAAGGCTGGGCAAACAGCATAAAGTTGAGGTGAAGCTACGCGAATTTGGCCGGACAAGCGCACATTCATGTACCTTCGTATTCAACCCTCAGCTTACCACACGTTCAGGAAAGTCCGGAGCGCATTATGCTGCAACGTCACTAAACAGGATATGGGAATCAGCGATGAGACGAGCCGGTTTACGATACAGAAAAGCGTATCAGTCCCGACACACTTATGCCTGCTGGTCACTCGCCGCTGGAGCCAATCCCAATTTTATTGCCGCACAGATGGGACATGCAAATGCTCAGATGGTCTATACAGTATATGGTGCATGGATGGCCGACAATAACCAGTCACAGGTTGATATACTGAATCAGAGGCTGGCAGCCACTGCCCCAAAGGTGCCCCAAAAGGGGTTGGCAGCAAATTTAGTTTAG